AGCACGCACAGGTAGTAATGATCGTTGGGCGTGGTCGGGATCACATAGTCGCCGACATCGTAGGCGGTATCGGCCACCCAGGTGGCGGCATCGGCCACGCCGGTGGACAGCAGCCCGTGGCCGTCGGTATGGTAGATGCGCGACCCCTGGGTGATGGACTCCAGCGGCAGCACCGGCAGCGCCCAGACCTCCTCGATGGCCAGCAGGCCGGCGTCGCCGTCGTCAATGTCGCCCAGGGCAATCCCTGCCAGGTCGCTGACCAGCACCAGGTCGCCGCTGGCCACATTGGCCGACAGGCCGTTGGTCCAGGGCAGCACCGCGCCGGCGCAATAATGTTTCTCAGCCATTGTTCAAACCTCCGGTTCTTTATTAGCTTTTTAGGCTGTAGGCTGTAGGCTATTAGGTTGACTCGTCCAGGCCAGCGGCCGGGAAACCCCGGCTAATAGCCTATAGCCTAAACCACTACAGCCTTAGACATTCAGCAGCACCTGCACCTTGGTCGCGTTCTCCGCGGCGCCGGCCCAGGCCTTGCCGCACGGAATATTGGTGTTGGTCTTGTCCACGCGGTTGTTGTCCGCGTCCCAGTAGACCTGGTCGCCCTGGGAGATGGTGACCCCGGTCTCCTTGGTCAGCTCCCAGACCTCGGTGATCGCCAGCTCGCCGGTGGCGCCGTTGGCGATGTCGGCCAGGGCGATGCCGATCATGTCGACGAACTCGATGACCGTGCCCATGGTTATGTCGCTGCCGGCGGTGTAGGGCATGGTCTTGCCCGGCCGGATATGATTCTTTGCCATTTCACAACTCCTTTCGTTGCGGTTTATCCAACCCGGCGGCCACTGGGGCCGCCGGGATCATCAGCCGCGGCCGCCGGATCAGGTCGCGCCGTCGTTGAAGTAGGCGCCGACGTAATCGACCACGCCCGCCCCGAAATCGTGACGAACCTTGATCTTGAGGCTGTCGGAGTCGAAGTCGATCTCATCGTCGACATACGGCTGCTCCTCGCCCTCCAGGTAGGCGACCTCGATGGTCGGCGCCTGGCTCGGATGGGCCAGCAGAAACCAGCCGGCGGTGATCGAGGCCGCGTCCAGCGCCGGGTCGGCGATGGGCGTCAGCTTGCCCGCCCAGGGATTAAGGACCCCGGAAGAATAGGTGCCCTCGGGCAGGGCCATGGAGCGCAGCAGGATCTCCGCCGCAGTCTCCTGGGCCACCGGCACGATGACAAACGCCGGCTGAATATCCAGCGGCTCGCCGTTAAGCCCGGTCTGCAGCCGCATCATCTCCCGGCCGGCGGACAGGGTGGTGTGGGACAGCACGGCGCCGGAGGTGGTGATGTTGGCGTGCGCCGCCGAGAACAGGGCCTCGCTGTCGCTCATGGTCGGGTTGGAGGTCAGCAGCGAATAGACCGCCGCGTTTTCCATCCTCCTGGCTGCGACCCCGAACAGCTGCGGCACCCTGGTGAAGGCCCGCAGGTCGTCGTTGATGACCATCTCGCGGGTCAGGCGGACGATGCGGCCCTTGGTCACAACCCGGTAGGTCTCCTGGGCGTCGCTGAACTCGGCGGTCTGGTACTCGCCGTTCTCGTTGAGGTCGGCCAGGTCAGGCGCTCCGGACAGCTTGATGGCGTGCAGGGTCTTGAAATCGACCGCGTCGGTCCGAGCCACGAACGGCTTCCAGGTCGCCGGCCATTCGTTATAGGCCTTTATCAGGCTTTTGTTGGTGACCTCGGCGAACAGGTACGGAAAATCGCTGGTTGAAGCCGGGGTCAGCGCCCTGGCCGCCAGTTCGCGCCTGGACAGCGAGCGGGTATCAACTCCGGCCAGCTCCAGGCTCTCGCGGGCGATCTCCAGCAGGGAGCGGCCGCGGAAAATATTGGCCCCGGCAGCCGGTTTTTCGAGCCTCATGCCGGAGCGCATCATCAGCCCGTCAACCGCGGCGGCGCGGAACTTCTCGCCGGCCTCGATGCCGATGCTTGCCCGGCTCTGGGCCCCGGCGCCGATGGCCGGGCTCTTCTCCTTCAAACTGGCGAATATCGCCTTCGACACTTCCTCGACCGATGTCCCGCCGTCAACATGGGTCCGGATGAAATCTTCGTCCATGCCGGCCACTCTGCAGCGGTCGGTGATCTCGGCGATCCTGGTCCGCTCGTCAATCCTGGCCTGGTTGTTGGCCTCCTGGCGCACCTGCTCCAGCCGCGTCTCCAGCTCCTCGCTGGTGATGCCGCCGGCATTGCCGGCCTCGCTCCTGGCCTGGACATCCAGCGTCCCCAGAAAATCCCAGGCCTCCTGCTCCGTTGCTCCCTTGGGCAATCCCCGTGCCTCAAGGAAATCCCGCAATCTCTTGTTCATAGCGTGTTCCTCTCTTTGTGGCCGGGTTGCCGCCCGCGCCTTTGCCAGACTATCGGCGCCGATGGGCGCCAACGACAATTCTTTCAACTCCCATTGAGTCGATACCTTCAACGGGCCTTCGTACTCACGGCCCTTGATAACCTGTTTTTCGCCGTCCGGAATCCAGTAGCTCTCCTTGACGTGGTAGCCGACCGACACGTCTGTCAGGTGCCCGCCTTCAACCTTGGTTGCCGCGTCCTGGCCATCCCTGGTCGAGGCGAACTGCACCTCGCAGTCGATGGCCCGCATCCCGGCGGTCTCGCAAGTCTTGAAATCCCTGGCCGAGCCCAGCACGTCCTTGACCGACCGGCGGCTATGCGTGTCGAGCAACGGCACCTGGCCGATGCGCGGCATGACCATGCCATCAGCCAGCAGCACCTCGTCGACAAAATCGTAGCGCTCCCAGTCCCAGACCGTGGCCGGCTGCTCGGTGGTGGCGATGAAGCGCACCGCGCGGCGCTCGGCGTCGAACGTCTCCGGGGCCGTGCGGATGGCGCCGGACCTGGCCGTCATCCCGTAGGACAACCCGGCCTGCTCCAGCTCCTGGGTGATCAGCTCCCGGTCATATTTCTTTTTTGGGGGCATTATTCAGCTCCTCCTGCAGTAATTGATTCTCACGGCGCAGCTCGTACAGCTCATGCAGCCGCCGCTCTTCCTCGATCTGGCCCTCGACGATTTGCTCCCAGTCCTCGACGCGGCGCCCGGCAATGGCCGACCTGGTGTCAAGCACCTCGCGGATCATGATCTGCGATGCCGCCGCCTCGTTGCGCGGATCGACCCAGTGCCAGCCCGGCTCCTGCCAGTACACGACCTCCTGATAGGCGAACGGCTCGCGGACATAGTTGTCCAGCCCCTTGCCCCTGGACAGGCCGGCCAGGTACATGGCCTCGACAAACCAGCCCATGACCCGGTCGTTGCACTTCTCGTTGAGGAAGAACTGCTGCCCCTGGTAGGACAGCCGCTCCTCCAGCGACCCGGCCCGGGCCGACGCCCAGGAGGCCTCGGTGAAATTGTTGGAAAACGCCTCGAACGACATGCCCATGCCGACCGACTGCGCCCGCTGCGAATCCTTGACGAACGGCTCGTAGGTGTTTCCGGGCCGCGCGTGGCTGGCCAGGGTGATCGAGGTGCCGTCCGGCAGGTACTGGATGCGGCCGCCCTGGATCTCGGTCGGCTTTTCCTGGGTCCCGGTAGTGTCGGACACCGGCCCCGGCAGTCCTCCGGCCGGCAGTTGCGGCCCGAGCCTGAACTCGGGATAGGCGGAATGAACGAAGGCGGCGAAAGCGGCGGCGGTCTTGGCCCCCTGCCGCTCGAAATTGCGGTACTCGGCCATGTCGTAGGCTTCCATGACCACGGCCGCCAGCCAGGAGACGCCGGAAAACTGCGAAATCCTGCGGCGGTCATAGACATGGATGATATCGGCCGCTGGGTAGCGCACGGAATCGCCGAGATTGCCGGACCCGACCAGGTAATCGCCCGGATGGCTCTTGAGGATGTGATAGGCGACAGGGCGGCCGCTGGCCGCGTCGATCTCGATGCCCCGGCGGCCGATGTTGCCGCCCTTGAGCACGCCGTCGACCATGGGGTCGAGCTGGTCGACCTCGATCAGCTCCAGGCGCAGCGGGCAGACCCCGGGCAGGGAATCGTCATAAACCTTGTGGATGAGGAATTGGCCGTCGGTCCACATGTGGCGCAGGCCGAGCTTCTGCAGCGCCCAATAGGAGTCATGCCCGGTCAGGTCGGCCTTGCGCGCCCACTTGGCGAACTCCGCCTCCCACCAGTCGTTGAGCGCCTTGTCCTGGGCGCGGCCCTTGGTGAACCGGAACTGCGGCCGGATGCCGCGGCGGATAACGTTGTTGGTGACCCGTTCGATGCCGCCGGCGATATATGAATTGTTGCAGGCCTGCTCCCGGACCCTGGCCGTCAGCCACTTGGCGGCCCGCCGGTTGTCGGCCTCGCCCGAGCGGTTGCGCGGGCGGTACAGCATGTTGTTGCCGGAAGTCTCCCCGGCCGCGTAGGCCCGGTACAGTTCCCGGTGCGTCTTGTAGCTCGCGGCCCGCCGCGGTGAAGCCAGGGCCAGCGCCCCGGCCACTACGGCGGTCCAGGTATCGTATATTTTGCCCGGCATCAGCGCAGGCCCCCGAATACCGCGGTCGAATGGGACGGCTCAACCGTCCCGGCGGCCGCCTGGGCCATCTCCAGCCGCGCCTCCAGCTCCTTGATCGCCTCCTGCACCCGGCCCAGCGAGGCCCGGCTGTAGGTGATCCCGCCGGCGGTCCACGACTGATTCCCCTCAAGGATTTTCTGCTCGGTCGTCTTGTAGAGCAGGAGCCGCTCCTGCAGCTCCGCGATGGTCGCCATACGCTCTCCCCGTAAAAGAAAAATCCATTACGTTACAAGGACAGAGTATGGTGTTTTTACACGAAAAAAAAGGGCAGGGATACTACGGGTAGTATGTTGCTATGAATGGCAAACTATAGGCTGTAGCTGTTCAGGCTGTAGGCTGTTAGGGGAAGAAGTTTCCCTCTCCAGTGGGAGGTGGTTGCCATCAGGCCGGGTGGGGGGAATTTATGCCGCGTAAAAATCCTTAATTATTACGCCAGCTGTTCCTTGAGGTAAAAGTTCGTTACATGTGGAATATCTCTTATCCAACCATGGCGTCCTCTTGTAATTTTCATCACCAGCATTTTTGTGGGCAAACATGCGTGCTTCTTCTTCTGTATCAGCACGCACAACAAAAGCAAGAACATTATCGTAAAGATCATACCACGGATTATCATCTGGTGGCAGGTCTTCCACATATTCTAATATCCATAATTTCATCATTCACCCCTCCCGATTTCAAAACTCAATACCACAGCAGGCAATTCCTTAAAGACGTCATCTGGCGAGACTTTTATAAAAATCTTACCTCTTCCCCATCGCAACGGTTTTCGTTTTTTCTCCAGCTTTTTTCTTAATCGTTTTCGCATAATTCATCATCCCCAAACTTGTTGCGGAGCACAACTGCCGACTGCCAACCGCAAACTGCCAACTTTTCTAACCCCTATCCACCTCAATCGACTTGATGCTGGTGCCAAGGGCGTTGACAATGCAGCCCTGGTGCTCGCACTTGTGATACCGTACCCGCAGGTCGCCATCCCAGGGCATGGTGCGGTAGATCCTGGTCCGCTGGCCGCAGGCCGGGCAGCGCGCCCCGTACCGCGCCGAATAATCGACCCCGCCCTGTGCCGCGGACACGTACTGCACCACCAGGGCCATTGCCGCCGGGTTGAGCTGCATCGTCATCCTCCCTTGTTCCAGGTTTCCATGCGCAACACGGTGGCGACGATCACCGCCAGCACCGTGCAGTCCCAGTAGTGATTGGCCCGCCCGGTCTTGCACACCCAGTTGTTATGCTCGTCCAGGTGCTCGGCGGTATAATGGAGTGCGTACTCCTCGTCGGTTTCGCCGTGCAGGTGCATGGCGCCCGGGTCCTCCGGGGC